GTTCAGAGCGTTTCGGGGAGGGGTACCCAGTGATCCCTCGCCGCGAGAGATAGTTGGCCCTCGCACTCGCCGCAGTCACGCAGCCAAAGACCGTCCGCCGCAAGCCGCCGGCCAAACCCTTCACCCTGCCCCACTTCCGGGCCTGGGCGGCTGATCTGATCCTCGACACCGAGGAGAGCTGGCACCCGGAGCCGTTTCAGGAAGCGTTCATCGAGGACGTGTTCGCGGGCTTCGCGGAAGCGTGGCTCGTCGTCCCCGAGGGCAACGGCAAGACGACCCTCATGGGGGGTCTCGCCCTCTACCACTGCGAGCACAAGCCGCACGCCTCGGTCCCAGTCGCCGCCTCGTCGCGTGAGCAGGCCGAGATCATGTATCGCCAGGCTGAGGGCTTCGTCCTCCGCTCGCCCCGGATGTACGAGTCCGTCCACTCCGATCTCCAGCTCGCCAAGGGCAAGCGCAAGACGCAGGTCCCGCGCTTCGTGTGCCTCGAAGGCTACCGCCGGATCAACCACTTCGGCGGCGGGCGCATCCAGGTCTTCGCCGCGGATGACCGGACCGGCGATGGCGTCATCCCGACGCTCGGGATCATCGACGAGATGCACCGCCACCGGGATCTCGCCCTCTACCGGACATGGGCCGGCAAGCTCCAGAAGCGGGGCGGCCAGATCGTCGGCATCTCCACCGCCGGCGAGCCCGGGTCGGACTTCGAGGAGACCCGCAAGAAGATCCGCTCGCAGTCGGTCGAGCGCCTGCAGAAAGGCTCGTTCGTCCGGGCCTCATCGCCGCGCCTCGTCCTCCATGAGTACGCGGTGCCTGACGGCGGCAACGTCGAGGACATGGAGGTCGTCAAGGCGGCCAACCCGTTCTCGGGCGTGACGATCCCGAGCCTCACCGAGAAGTTCGGCTCCCCGACGATGACGATGTCCCACTGGAAGCGGCTGACGTGCAACGTCCCGACCCGTGACGAGCGGGCCGCCATCCAGGAGAGCGAGTGGGCCGATGCCACGTCCAAGACGCCCATCCCGGAGCGCGCCCGGATCATGCTCGGTCTCGACGTCGCGTGGAAGTGGGACACGACCGCCGCGGTGCCGCTGTGGAGCGGGCCTGACTTCCGCCAGTTCGGGCCGGCCGAGATCGTCGTTCCGCCGCGCGACGGAACCATCACCGAGCCCGAGCTCATCAAGGCCGCCATCCGCCGCATCCACAAGCGCAACCCGATCGACACGACGGTCATGGACCTGTCCTACGCCGCGGACATCGCAACGTGGCTTCAGGAAGAGATCAAGTGCGAGGTCATCGACCACCCCCAGTCAAACGCCCAGCACGTCATCGACTATGACGCCTTCATGGAGGGCCTGCGGACCGGGAAGCTCAAGCACTCGGGCGATCCCGGCCTCACGTCCCACGTCCTCAACGCCGTCGGCAAGACGATCGGCAGCGACACGCGCTTCGACCGTCCGAACCAGACCCGGCAGGCAGCGCAGCAGGAACGGCGCGTCATCGACGCCCTATCGGCCGCGTCGATGGTGAACACGGTCGCCGCGATCCCGCCCGTCAAGCCCAAGCCCGCCCTGTTCATCGGTGCCGCATGAGAGCCACACGGGCGACACCCGCTGAACGACGGGCGCTCCGGGCCGTCTTGGAGTACGGATCGACGAAAGGAGCCGCCTACGCCCTGGGCCGGAGCCCGAGGACGATCGAGCAGCAGCTCGCAACATTGAAGGTCCGGCTCGGAGTGGCCTCGACATACGAGGCCATCCGGGTCATGTACCTGGACGAGGCATAGGAGGGATCAGATGGCAGCAGGAGCCTGGGTATTCACGGATGCCGCGAGGACGAACTTGCTCGACGGCACGGTGCCGATCGCGTCGGGCACGTTCAAGATGGCGCTGTTCCTCAGCACGTCCAACCTCGGGGCCGCCTCGACGACCTACGCCGGGGTCACGAACGAGCATGCCAACGCCAACGGCTACACCACGGGTGGGATCTCCGTCGACCTGACCCTCGCCGGGACGACCACAGTGACGTGTGACATCGCCACCGATCCCGTCTGGACAGCCTCGGGCGGCTCGATCACGGCCCGCTTCGCCGCGATCTACGAGGTCGGGGCGGACATCCTTTGCTACCACCTCCTCGACGCCACCCCGGCGGACGTGACGGCGACCGACGGCAACACCCTGACCGACGCCGCTCACGCTTCGGGCGTCTTCACGCTCGCCTGATAGTCGATGGCCAAGGTCCTCAACGCCATCAGCCTCGACGCCCCGGCGGCTCCCGTCTCGGCGGCGCCCACCGACACGTTCTCGTTCTCGGGGACGCCGGGCTTCTCCGGCTCGGGCGGCGTCACCCGGTACGACTTCAAATGGGAAGTCGATGATGGTGGCGGCTACGTCACCATCGCCTCGTCCGGGACGGGGCTCATCAGCGCCGATACGAACCCGGTCACGAACTCGAACGGGGCGGCCCAGAAGTCGATCACCGTCACCTGCGACGCGGCTGGCTCCTACACGATCCGCATGGTCGGGGCCCCTGCGACGGGCGGCAGCTACACGGTCCTCTCGGCGACGCAGACGGTCGAGGTCAGCGCGCCCCTCGTCGTCACGCCCGGGGTAGTCAACCTCGTCACGGCGACGTTCGCTCCGACCGTGTCCGTGACCGACCACCAGCTCGTGACCCCCGGCGTGGTTGCCCTGACCCTGACGCCGTTCGCCCCCGTGGTCACGGCGTCTGATCACCAGAGCGTCACACCCGGCGTGGCGTCACTGTCCCTCACGACCTTCGCCCCAACGGTGACGGTCGCAGCCGCTGGGGTCACGGTCACGCCGGACACCGCGAACCTCGCGCTCAGCGCGTTCGCGCCGGCTGTAGGCGTCTCGGATCACCAGACCGTGACACCGCTTACAGCCGAGCTTGTCACGGCCAGCTTCGCCCCGACCGTCGCGGTCACGGATCACCAGACAGTCACACCAGGCACGCTGTCGCTGGCGATGACGGCCTTCGCGCCCGATGTGGTCATCAGCGACCACAAGCTCGTCACCCCCGATCCGGCGGCGCTCACGCTCTCGACGTTCGCGCCCACCGTGACCGGCGGCGCGGGCCTGACGGTGACTCCCGGCGCGGCCTCGCTCGGCCTGACCGCCTTCGCCCCGGACGTGGTCCTGACCGACCACAAGACCGCAACGCCGGGTCCGGCCAGCCTCGTCCTCAGCGGCTTCGCACCCGTCGTGTCGGATGGCGGGCGGCGGGCTCGTCACACCCGTCGTCGCTGGTATCACAGCCGGGGGAGCAGCGGCGGCGACTATCCGTAAAAAGCACGGATAGCGCGCGGGGTGCCTGACTCGCACCCTTGTCAAGATGGCGACATTCTCTTGGCCGTGGTCGCGCAAGCCTGAGCAGTTTTCCTCGTGGTCGATCGCCGATAAGGCGTTCGCCGGCTGGTGGCTCGGAACCGAGGATGCGCCGCTCGAAAGCGTCACGCCCTATTCGATTTTGGGTCTCAGCGCCGTCCTCCGCTCGGTGTCGGTGATCTCCACCACGATCGCCGGCCTCCCCCTCCGAACCTACGAACGGCAGGGCGACGAGCGGGTCCGCGTCCCGTCCGTCTTCGACGACCCGTATCCCGGCATCGAGGGGATGACGCCGTTCGCCTGGGTCGAGACGGTCCTCATCCACCTCCTCCTCTGGCGCGAGGCGTTCCTGTGGCACGAGGAGCGCGACGAGCGGACGGGCTTCGTGAGCGTCTACCGCCCGATCGTCCCGGATGCCTTCAAGGTCAGCCGCAAGAACGGCAAGCGGGTCTTCACCTTCACCGACCCCGACACCCAAGAAGAACGCGAGGTCGGGTCCGAGCAGATCACCTACATCCCCGGACCGTCGATCGACGGGGTCAAGGGCCACCCCCTCCTCTACGCCGCCCGCCGCATCTTCTCGGCCGCCCTGTCGGGCGACAAGTCCGCCAGCCAGACGCTCGCCCGCGGCATCCGATTGGCGGGCCTCGTCACGCCGGGCGAGGGCGAGGACATCACCCCCGACGAGGGCGAGGAGATCCTGAAGGCGCTCCGGCCCAACGTGCTCGGGGCCGAGAACTCCGGGGACATCGCGTTCATCAACCGCCGCCTGAAGCTCGATCCGTGGACGCCGACGAACGTGGAGTCCCAGTGGCACGAGACACGGACCGAAGTGCTCGGGGAGGTCGGCCGGATCTTCGGGATGCCGCCCCACCTGCTCAACGACACCGAGAAGCAGACGAGCTGGGGCACGGGCGTCGCGGAGCAGAACCTCGGGCTCGCCCGGTACACCCTCATGGGCTGGTCATCGCGGGTCGAGCAGACGCTCTCCCGCCGGACGGCCGACGAGCAGTTCGTGGAGTTCGACTACAAGGGCCTGCTGCAAGGAACGCCAGAGGACGAGATCAAGCTCCTCATCGAACAGAAGGACGCGGGCATCCTCACCGGGGACGAGGTTCGCAAGATCCTCAACCTCCCACCCCTGACGACCGCGCAGAAGGCCGAGCTCGCGCCGCCTCCTGCCCCGCGTCCGCTCCCCTCCCCGACCGCCAGGAGGCCACTGCATGAGTGACCGCATCGATCGCATCGCATTCACCGGTACCGTCACGACCGAGGGCCGGAACATCCGCGGCTCGGTCGTCCTCGCGGGCTTCCGGACCTTTCGCAACAACGAGTGGGTGGAGGTCGACCCGGCCGCTGTTGTCAAGGCCGACGCCACCGATGTCATGGCCCGCTTCGATCACGAGCCGAACAAGGTCCTCGGCCGGACGACGAACGGGACCCTGACCGTCAACCGCACGGACCAGGGCATCGACTACGAGATCCGCGATCTCCCCAACACGACCTACGCGAACGACGCCCTCGAGCTCGTCCGCGGCGGCTACGTCCCCGGTTCGAGTTTTGAGATCGAGGGGATGCGGTCCACGTTCAGCACCGACCCCGACGGAACGCGCGTCCGTCGGATCACCTCTATCAAGCGCCTGAGCGACGTCTCGCCGACGTTCGATCCGGCCTTCCCATCGTCGGCAGCAGCGTTCAGCAAGGAGTCAGACGTGACCGAGAAGACCGAGGCCCCGGAGATCCCGAAGGCCGACCCGCCCAAGACGGAGGCCCCGAAGGTCGAGGTCCCGGCCCAGTTCACCCAGACGGACACCTACGCCACGGCCGAGGCGTTCGCTCGCAAGCAGGACCTCGGCGGCCTCGAAGCCGCGATGGAGAACATCCTCACAGGCGAGATGACCCCGGCCAAGTCGGAGGTCTACGACGCCTTCGCCAAGGTCTACGACGAGCGCAAGAAGGCCGACGCGGAGGCCAAGGACCGCTTCGAGCGGATGAAGCTCGCCCAGGATCTCCGCCGAGGCAAGGGTCCGAAGGCCCCGAAGGACGACGCTGATCTGTTCGCCTCCGATGACTACCTCGAGGCGTGGAGCGGGAAGCGGGGCTACATGCGCACGGGTGATCCCCGTGGCTTGGAGCAGTTCGCTCAGGCCGTCGCGGGCGATGGCAGTCAGGGCGGCTACGCTGTTCCTGACGGATACCGCAACGTCATCGTTGAGCGCATGGTGGCCTACGGTGGCATCGCGGGCCTCGCCGAGACGCTCACCACGTCCACGGGCGAATCGCTCCGCTGGCCGTCGAACGACGACACCGCCAACACCGCGGCCATCGCGGCCGAGGGTGTCGCCGGCACGGCCGGGGCCGACCTGACCTTCGGCAACATCGAGCTTGGCGCGTTCAGCTACGACGCCAACGGCACCGGCAACGTCCCGCTCAAGGTCTCCCTCGAGCTGATCCAGGATGCGGCGTTCGACATCGCCAGCTTCGTCGGGCGCAAGCTCGGCGAGCGGATCGGCCGCAAGCAGGCCACCGACCTCGCCAACGGCGGCGGAGGCACCGCGCCGACCGGCCTCTTCACGAAGGCGGCCGACACGATGACCGCCACCGTCGCCTCGCTGGCGGCCCCCGAGCACGTCTTCCAGGTCGACGCGGCCTACCGGGACGGCGGCAACTGCCGCTTCGTCATGTCGGACACGACCCTCGTCAAGTTCTGGCAGGCGCAGGCGGCCGGGCTCCCGATCTTCATTCCCGGCGGGTCGTCCATCGGGGCGTCGCCGCACGGCACCCTGTACGGCTTCCCGGTCTCGATCGACGCGGCAGCCGGCAACAACGTCGCCTTCGGCGACATCCGGGCCGGCTACATCATCCGGCGCGTCCGGGGCGTGCAGGTCCTCGTCGACCCGTACACCGCGCAGGGCACCCGCCAGATCGCGTACCACGCGTGGGCGCGAATGGACGCCACGATCCAGGACTCGAACGCCTACAGCGTGTCGAGCTACTCCGGCGTCAGCGCCGACACCTAGAGCTGAGTAGGAGAACCCCGACATGACCGCACCCGCAACCCTCCCCGCGCCTCGGTCGAACCTGACCGAGTCGGGCATCTCCACCTGGGTCGATGACGTTGCGTCGGCCGACCTCATCTTCGCTGCCGGTGACTTCACCGGCGGCGCGGCCGAGGACCTCTTCACCCTCACCGCCCACGGCCTCGTGGATGGCGATGTCCTCTACCCCATGTGGCAGTCCGTCATCGGCGGCATCACGGGCGGCGAGCTCACCCGCTGCGTCGTCGAGCAGCTGACCGCCGACACGTTCCAGTGCGAGACCGATGCCGGCGACACGATCGAGAACACCGCTGACGCCAACGTGGCCTTCCTCAAGACCCGCAGCCCGCAGGTCGCGGCGATGGTCCAGGCTCGGATCGTGGCCGGCTCGAACGACACGACCGCCGGGACGGTCGAGGACATGGTGAGCGTCGGCGGCGGCCTCCGCGGCCTCCAGGCCACGGACACCCTCAAGCTCCTCTACAAGTCGGCCGCCGGCGCCGCCGCCGTGGCCGTCGATGCGACGGTCTACTGCGTGGCCCCGATCTACGCGGCCGGCACGATCAACTACTTCCAGACCTCCCTGACGTCGGGCGGCGCAGTGGCCGATACCACGGCGGACGGCACCGTCGTCTTCCTCAAGACCAGCTAGCCCGCAGTCGGATGCCTCGTAACCCGAGCCTCCGGCACGTCTACGCTAGCGTCGCCGAACTGAACGACACGCTCGTTACCGGCGGCGCTAGCGCGCTGACCTCCGCCCCCAATAACGCCCGCAAGCTGGAGATCCTCGACGAGGTCTCCCGGCTCATCGACGCCAAGTCGAGGCGGGGTTCGGGGTTCGGGCCGTGGGTCGGCACGCAGTCCTACGACGGCGATGGTTCAGCCGTCCTGTGGCTGCGTGCCGACCTCGCGTCCCTCACGAGCCTCACCGTCTACACCTCCCCCGGCGACACGGCCCCCGTGACTCCGGTGGTCGAGACGGACTTCTATCTCGCGGGGCTGTCCTCGTACGAGGCCCCGTTCCGCAAGATCATCTTCAACGGCCAGGGCACCACCACGGCCTTCGGCTCCGGCTACCGAACGACGGTCGTGGTGGGGACATGGTCCTACCCCTACCGGACCCGCGTCCTGACACCCACGACCTCGGAGGCGCTCGACGATTCCGAGACGGAGATCGATGTCTCGGCCCTCACCGGCCTGTCTGCGGGGATGACGATCCTCATCGACACCGAGCAGATGTACGTCACCGCCACGACCGACGCGGTGACGGACAGCATCACCGTCGAGCGGGGCGTCAACGGCACCACGGCCGCCGCCCACGACACGGCCAAGGCGATCACCCGCTACGTCTACGACGCATCGGTCCACACCCTCGCCCTGCGCCTCGCGGAGAAGCGCTGGAAGGCGAAGGACGCCGGGGCCGACGGCTCGGATGGCGGGCCGGACGTCGGGACCGTGAGCCTCCGCGAGGGCGAGGACACGATCATCCGTCGGATGCTCGGGGCCCCGATCATGCTGACGGGCTACGTCTGATGGCCTACTCGGACGTCAAGGCCCGGCTCCTCGTCCACGCGCAGACGGCGGCCGCGGCCGTGACGCCGCCGATCGAGGACGTGCAGATCGCCTTTCCGCTCCCGAAGTCCGATTGCGTCCGCGTCTACTACGGCGGCGAGACGGACCCCGTGCGGATGGGCGGACGCTACACCCTGACCTCTGAGATGGTCGGCAAGGTGACGCTAATCGGTCTCTTCCTGCCGATCACCTCGCTCGATGAGGAGCTGGCCGTCTCTCTCGATGCCCGGGCGGAAGCCTTCGGCCACGCCCTGCGGACCGCGATTGACGCTGACTTAGACCTCGCCGCGTCCGGCGACAACACGAACCTCGGGGACGCCGACCTGGACATCGTCGTCGCCGGGAACGTCCGCTTCCTCCACGTCATGTGGCGATGCGTCACCGACTACACCGAATACACGTTGGCGAAATGAGCGGCATCAGTCTCCAGGGCAGGATCGAACTCAGTGGGAACTTCTTCACCCACGACCCCGGCAAGACCCTCTACAAGAACATCGGCACCATGCTCGAGGGCCTGTCAAGCGAACTGGAAGGATCGGTCCGGGACGCGATCAGCGGCTATCCCATGCCCCAGTCCACCGGCTGGACGGCGGCCCATGTCAAGGGCTACGTCACCTCGCCCAAGACCGGCAAGCACTGGGCGCTCTGGGCAGCGGTCGGGCTCCCGACGGCGGGCATGGACGCGAAGACCGCCATCCGCACGAAGGCCGCGGGCGCCTCGATCGAGCGGCGCTTCCACCCGTTCCGCCAGGCCAAGAGCGCCGTCTACCGAGCGCGGGCCTTGATCTCGGCCGACCTCGCTCGCGGATTGGAGTAACACATGGCTGGAAAAATCTCAGCGGTCGGTTCCAACTGCTACGTCGGGACGGCCGACCTCTCGGGTGATATCGGCGCGATCACCGGCATGGAGTTGGCGCGCCCGGCCCTCCGGGTCACGGGGATCAACGCCGCGGCCGAGGAACGGATCTCCGGTCGACGGGACGGGTCGATGGGCTTCATGGCCTTCTGGAACGTCGATACCGATCAATCGCACCTCACGTTCTCCGCGATGCCCCGGACCGACGTCATCGCCAGCGTCGTCATCGGGACCCCCGCGGTGGGTTCTGCGACCGCTTCCATGACGGCGAAGCAGGTGAACTACGCCAGCCAGGTCGGAGAGGACGGGAGCCTTGGCGCGCAGATCGACATGGCTGGCAACGCCTACGGCCTCGAATGGGGCGAGCTCCTGACCTCCGGCAAGCAGTCGTTTGCCACCGGCACCGTCTCAGGCACGAGCATCGACCTCGGGGCCGTCTCGACCGCGTTCGGGGCATCGGCCTACCTGCACGTCTTCTCGGTGGCCTCGGGGACGGCGACGTTCACCGTCCAGGACTCCGACGACGACAACACCTTCGCCGCCATCACCGGGCTCGCCTTCACCGGGGCGACCGGAGCCACCACCCAGCGGCTCCAGACGGCGGCGGGAGTGACGATCCGGCAGTACGTCCGGGTCCAGGGAACGGGCACCCACGGAGCGGCCGTGATCGCCCTCAACTTCGTCCGGTACACCGAAGCCGGACCCATCTAGGAAGAGGAGAACAATGGCAGGCAAGCTCTCAGCGCTCACGACGACGGTCACGGTCGCGTCGAACAACATCAGCAACGACGTCCTCTCGTTCAGCTTCGACACCCCGTACGGGGTCCAGGAGATCACGGGCCTCGACAAGAGCGCGGTCGAACGCCTGCTCCTCCGGGCCGACTGCACGGGCTCGTTCACGTTCGCGTTCAACGTGGACGCCAGCCGGTCGCACGCGACCCTCAAGACGCCCGGCTCCAAGACGTTCGTGATCTTCTTCGGCCAGGTCGCCACCGCGACGTTCACCGCCGTCACGACGAACTACGGCCTCAACGTCGCAGAGGATGGGTCGATCCTCGGCAACGCGAACTGGGCGCTCTCTTCGGGCACCGCCGTTGCGTGGACGTAAGTCCAAGCAACAGCTGAATATCGTGGCTTACCGCCTCGCCACCGAACGGACACCGATCACCGTCGAGGACGGCCCGACCGTGGAAGTCCAGCCGATCGGAGCATGGCCGATCTACCGGACAGCGGTCGGGCTCGTCGCCGCCTTCTTCGCCGCCAAGCCGGCTGAGGAAGCGGCTGCCCTCCAGGCGGTGTATCGGTTCTTCGTGTCCGAGGCGCAGCCGACCTTCGAGATCGTCGACCATCGGGGACCGATCCTCCCGACCGCGGACGGGATGCTCCGCCTGCCGCTCCCGCTCGCGCTCGGGATCATCGACGGCTGGACGTCCACCTTCCAAGCCGTCCCGGAAGCCACCGCCGTTGACGCGATGGTCCCGGAGGGTCCCTTGCGCGACAAGCTGAACAAGGGCCTCCGCCGGAAGAAGGCCGACTGATGGCCCGTAACAACGTCCGCGTAGGGGTCGGCGTTCACGGGGCGAAGCAGGCCGCGTCCGAGCTCGACAAGTTCCGGGACAAGTTCGACCGGCTCCAGAAGCAGGGCGCCAAGGGCTTCGCCATCGGGGCGGGCGCGGCGATCACGACGAAGGCGTTTGACCTCATGGGGCTCGCCGCGTCGTCGGCGGCGGACTTCATCGGCGACTCGATCGGCGCGGCATCGGACCTCAACGAGACGCTGTCCAAGTCGCGAACGATCTTCGGTGATTCTGCCGATGAGATCGAAGCGTGGGCCGACACCGCCGCGGATGCCTTCGGATCGAGCAAGAAGGACGCTCTCGACGCCGCGTCGGGCTTCGCCGGCCTGTTCAGCACGGTCGGGCTCGGGCTCGACAAGTCGGCCGAGATGGGGAAGAAGCTCACCGAGCTGGGATCGGACCTCGCGTCGTTCTTCAACACCGACGTCGCGACGGCCCTCGGGGCGCTGAAGTCCGGCCTGTCGGGGGAGAGTGAGCCGCTCCGCAAGTTCAACGTCTTCCTGTCCGAGACAGCGGTGTCGGCGGAGCTGGCCCGCATGGGCATCAAGAAGGTCGGCGGCCAGTTCACCGAGGCCCAGAAGGCGACCGCCCGGTACAAGATCATCCTCGATCAGACGACTACCGCACAGGGCGACTTCGAACGAACGTCGGACGGGCTCGCCAACACCCAGCGGTCCCTCGAGGCCGCGATGGCGGATGTCCAGGCCGAGATCGGCCAGAAGCTCCTCCCGGTCATGCTCGACCTCGCCAACTTCGCGAAGGACGAGATCGTCCCGGCGATCGAGGCGATCTCCGACGCAGCCGATGAAGCGGCGCCGGTCCTCGACATCCTCGGCCTGGCGGCCCAGCACCTCATCGATCCACTCGGGTCGATGGAACGCGCGATGGGATTCCTCGCCGATCGAGAGGCTGAAGCGGCACAGGAGGCCAAGGATGCCGCCGTAGCCCTTGGAGAGATGCAGCGTGCTGCATTCGACGTCGAGCATGGGCTCGGTGACACGGAAGGCGCCCTCGATACCACCGGCGATGCGACCGACGACCTGACCCGCGACACCAAGGAGCTCAAGACCGCACAGGAGAAGTTGGCCGACGCGCTCCAGGACACGACGGACAACCTCGAAGAGCTGTCAGACGAGATGTTCGGGGCGACGATCAATGCGGGCGACCTGGCTCAGGCGCAGAAGGATCTCGCCGAGAAGCTCAAGGAAGGACCGGAAAGCAAGAAGGCTCAGGACATCGCGATTTGGCGGGGCGAGGTCGCCGAGCTCGAACAGACGATCTTCGACCTCCAGGCACAGATGGCGCGCGAGGCTGGCCCCAAGGCGTTCTATGACTGGCTGATCAAGCAGAAGGCGGCCATCGGGGATACGAACGCCGCACTCTCGATCTACATCGACCGGCTCATCGCGGCGGCGGGGATCAGGCTCCCCGGCATCCCGCACGGAGCCGAGCCGACGGGCGGTGGTGGTACATCTCCCGCGCCGATCCCCATTCGCACCGCGCCCCGCGGTGCCCTGCCGGCCTTCGCGGAGGGTGGCACGGTTCCCGGCCCCGAGGGCTCGCCGCAGGTGATCCTCGCCCATGGCGGCGAAGAGATCACTCCGGTGGACGGCAAGGGCGGGACCACGATCAACCTGACCGTCCAGGGCAGCCTCATCGCCCAATCCAAGGAGGACGTCGTGCTCGCATTGCAGCGCGCCGCGTCATTCGTTCGTGGCTGACCTCACGTTCGACGGGACGGACATCAAGGAGGCCACGGCCCGGACCGCTGGGGGCATCTACCTCGATGTCGTCTCGGGGTTCGATGGGGTCGCGGACGTGCGAGGGACGGACATCGTCATCCCCGGCCGGCCCGGACGGACGCCTCTGAACCGGGTCGCGGATCGGCGGCTCATCGAACTGCGCGGCTACATCCACGGCGGGCCGGACACCGACACCCTCGTCAATCGGCAGATCGACTACCGGGCCAACGTCGTCGTCTTCCAGGGGCTGTTCGACCCCACCGACGCGGCCAAGGCGCTGGTCGTCACGACCCCCTACCTCGGCCTTCCCTCTGGTTCCAAGTCGATCAGCGCCCGCTTCCTCAACGCCATCTGGGCCGAGGTGGTGGGCGGGTTCTTCTGCCGTGTCTCCGTCCAGCTCGAAGCGGTGGGCAACCCGCCGGACTGGGCCTAGATGGCGTCGATCGTCCAGACCAAGACCAACGGCGATGGCATCAGCCAGGTCGTGTTCGACGCGCCGACCGTCGCGGGTAAGGTCCTGTTCTGCTACGAGACACAGCGGGACGGCGTCACGGACGACGGCGGCTCGGGCTGGACGGCGCTCTCGGCCGACGTCTCCACGAACGGCGCAGCCGACGGGGATCACGGGAGATGGTGGTACCGAGCCTCGACGGCTACGGCTACCTACCCGACGGCAAGCTCGCGGAACTTCGTCTACGAGACGGACATCGACTCCGCGACCTTCGTTCCCGGGACGGACGTTACGCTCTACGAATCCGACAACGCGGGCACGAGCGCGACCCTCGGCCTCGGGGCGGTCACAGCCCCGACCAGCAGCCAGCTCATCCTCTACGGCGCGACCTACGACACGGGGTTCGGCGGAGCGGTCCCCGCGACACCCGGCACGGGCTGGACGCTCGACTACAACGCGGACAAGGACGGTTCGTCTCCCCCCGCGGGAGCGGCAGACCAGCATCCACACACGCTCGTCATGCGCTGGGACGGATCGACCACGCCGCTGACGGGCTCGGCCGCCATCGGCTCGGCGTATCCGTACGCGGGCGTGATGATCCAGACGGCTGCCTCGCCGCTGGCGACCTGTGACAGCCCGGTAGCGTTCGACGTCTACTCCCTCGGCACCGCCACCACTCCGGCCCTGACGTACCTCGCCACCCTCTGCGATGCCTTCGACAAGAGCTTCCGGGTGGAGAAGGACGGGACGGGCTCGGGGAAGTTCTCGATCAACCGCAGCTCATCCGACGCGACCGCGGCCATCCTCGGCGACGGCGACGGGGACGTGCGCTACGTCCAGGTGCGGATCCCCGGCATCACCGGCTGGGACGAGGCGCGGTTCGGGTTCTTCATCGAGGAAGGCGACTTCCGGCTCCTCGACTCTGCGGAGCAGGGCGGCGAAACCCTCACGTTCACGGGCCACGGCAGCCTCGCCTATCTCGGCTTCGCGGTCATGGGCACCCACTCGTACATCACGGGCGGCATGGACCCGTACACGGGCTTGTGGCGGCTGTACCAGGCCGGGACGGGGTCGAAGCCGGGACAGATGCTCGGGCGCATCATCGAGGAGGCGCAGGACGGCGACCGCCCACAGGTTCCCCTGCCCCTTCTCACGGACACCTTCGACTACACCAACGACTCGAACGCCGCGGCGTGGGCATCGTCAACCGCGACGGACGAGTTCAGCGCGCAGATCGGCGAGTCGCTGCTATCGGTCGCCGGGAGGCTGATCGGGACCGGGGCCATCACCATCCAGATGTCCCCGACCTTCGTTCTCTCCGCGTACAACAGCTTCGGGACGGACCGGAGCAGCGCGACCTTCGCGGCGGGCAAGGTCCGCTTCGTGGGCGGGACGAACATCGCGGAGGGCCTGACGCGGCAGATCCGCCCGTCTCGGGTCGCGACGCACGAGTGGGTCTACGGCGAGTCGGAAGCCTCCACCGTCTCGTCCCTCGCGGATGCCGCGAGCCGGGTCACGCGCGAGGCGTTCATCACCACGACCGGCAGCATCACGGCGACCCTCGATGCCGTCGGGGACGCGGACCTCGCCGAACGCCAGCTGCGGAGCGAGAGCCTGTCGGTTCGGATCGCCCTGGGTGATGACGAGGGCACGGGGCTGTACCTCCCGTGGGATCACTTCTGGGTGGGCGACACGATCACCCTCGACACCGGGACGGGCGAGTTCGACTACGACGACGTGGCCTTCAAAGTGGCCGCAATCAACGTCATCGAAGGTCCGGCGGCCAAGGAAGTCACCGACCTCGAAGTGCGGGTGGAGCTCGGGTCGACGCAGATGCTCGACGCCGCGGGCAGTAGCTCTGGCGGGGCCACGAGCACCACGATCTCGGCCTCGCCCGGTGGCGGATCCTCCGCGGTGCCGTTCCACACGCACCCCTCGTCTTCGATCGTCTCCGCGTGGAAGGAACCCGTCCGCGCAGCCTCGACCGGCAACCTCACGATCTCGGGGCCGGGAGCCACGATCGATGGCGTGACGATGGCCCTCCAAGATCGCTTCCTCGCAAAGGACCAGACGGCCGGAGCCGAGAACGGCATCTACGTCTGGCTCGGGGCCGCGGTGGCAGCGGTGCGTGCTCCGGACTTCTCGACCGGCTCGCAGGCGGTCGGGGCCGCAGTCATGGTGTCCGAGGGCACGGCCAACGCGGACACGACCTGGCAATGCACGACCAACGCGACGATCACCCTCGACACGACGGCGCTCGTGTTCGCTGAACTCTCGGGCACGGCCAACGCCGAGCTCAACATCGAAGGCGGACAGTCGGTCATCTCCGCCCACGGCGCGATGGGGGCCACGGAGACCTTCGACCCGACGGCGGGCAACGTCCACTCCGGGACCCTCTCGGCCGACCTTACGGCCACGATCTCCGCCCCCGTCGGCACCGGCGCGTCAACGCTGGAGTTCTGGCTCACGCAGGACGGCACCGGAGGCTGGGACATCACCTGGCCCGGCTCCGTGACGTGGGACGGCGGCACCCCGACCCCCGACACCACGGCCGGCGTGACGGTCCGCTACATCCTCGAAAGCATCGACGGCGGGACGAACTGGATCGGCAACCTCGTGGGGGCCGGCGGCTCCACCTCGCCCCTCACGACGAAGGGCGACCTGTGGGGCTACGACACCGCCGACGCACGGGTGCCGGTCGGGACGAATGGCTATGTCCTGACAGCCGATAGCACGGACGCGCAGGGCGTGACGTGGGCGGCTCCCGCTGCGGCCACGACCTATTACGAGGTGCTGCTCACGGAAGACGGCTCGGAGCCGATCACGACCGAAGACGGCCTCGACTGGATTTACGTGGAGGTAAGCATCTGATGGCGAACTCAGCGACGTACAACCGAACCCTGATCCACTTCGCGGAAGGTGCAGCGGCCGCGACACCGGACGCGGGCGAGGTCGTCACCTACGCCAAGACCGACGGCTTGCTCTACAGCAAGGATGACGCGGGCACCGAAACGCTCATGTCGGGCGGGTCAGGCCTCTCGAACCCCATGACCACCGGGGGCGACGTCATCTACGGCGGTGCCTCGGGAACCCCGACACGCCTCGCCAATGGCACAGCCGGGCAAGTGCTCACCTCGGGCGGGACGACGGTTGCGCCGACGTGGGAGACCGGCGGCGGAGGCGACGTCGCCACCGATGCCATCTGGACGACAGCCGGCAAGGTCGCGGTCGCTACCGGGACTGCGACGGCAACGGAGCAGTACCCGCCGGGCTATGAACTCGACTACGTAGCGAAGACGAGCAGCACCAACATCACCGCCACCAGCGCGGCTACAGCCGACACGGTCATCACCGGGACCTCGCAGGCGTATGCCGCGGGAGACTACTGGGTCGAGGTGTTCGCGCCGCAGTGCCGGACCACGGCGACCGCGAACGCGAGCCTGACGTTCGCCCTCTACGATGGAGCGACCGAACTCGGGCTCATGGCCGAGGTCCGTACCCCGGCCGCCGCCGCCACCGGGGCGTCGCAACGGCCGCGGACGAAGGTCACCCTGACCGCCGCCACCCACCAGCTCATCTTCAAGGCATTCGTGAGCGGGGGAACAGGGATCATCGGGGCGGGCGCCGGGGGAGCGAATACGCTCGTCCCGGCCTACATCCTCGTGACCGTCGCCTGATGCCCCGACGCACCGCCGGGGGCCGTAGGATGAGTCGATGCTGTCGCGTCGGGCGTTCCTCGGTTCTGCGCTCCTGGTCGCGGGTTGTGATCCCGTGAGCGTGCTCCGGCGCGTCGTACTCGCGGGTGGTGGGTCGTCGTTCACGATTCCGGCCCCGCCGACCGCCCTTACGACGGCGGGCCATGCCGGCTGGACGCAGAAGCCGAAGGCCCGCGCGCTGTGGTACGGCGACCACAGCTACCTCGGCTACGTCGCGTCGGATGGTGATATCGAGGTCGTCGTCATCCCGGATTCGACCGGCGTCGGCGGGACGCCGATCGTCCTGCATTCCGCGCTTCAGGTCGACACCCACGCGGCTCCGGCGCTCCTCGTGCGGTCGTCCGACAACAAGCTCCTCGTCGTCTACTGCGCCCACAACGGCGGCACGATGTACCAGCGGGTGAGTACGACGTCACTCGACACCGACCCAACGCTCGCAAACGGGTTCGCGGGTGAGGCGACCGCCTTCAGCACCACTGATATGACCTACCCGATGCTGTTCGAGCGGACAGCCGAGGCATCGTCGCCGATCTACTGCTTCTACCGCTCCCTCGCCAGCGGGACTGCGACCCTCGCCTACAAGAAGAGCACCGACGGCGGCGTGACTTGGGACGCCCAGCACAACGTCTACGCGAGCTCGGGCAAGCGGACCTACTGGGACATCGCGCTCGCACCCGACGGCCAGCGGTTCGACTTCGTCGTCACCGACACCGTCGGGGCGACCGATCAGCTCGGCGACATCCTCCACTTCTACGCCGACGACACCGGCTACCACACGTCCGACGGCACGCTCATCGACCAGGGCGCCGACCCGCTGCCCTTCGCGCCGGCCAGCCTGACCCTCGTCTACGACGAGACCGAGGCGGGCAAGGCGTGGTCGCACGACCTCTACGTCGGGGCCGGCGGGATGCCCGTGTTCCTGTTCGGGATCGCCGACGGCTGGTCACCCGCCGGAGGGACGGACACCGAGTACCGGGTCGCTTCGTGGGACGGCGCCGCCTGGGACATCTCCACGATCCTCGCCTCGGCCGGGGCCGGCCAGTTCGACCCGGCCTACGGCTGCCTCGATGCCGATGATCCGACCCGCGCTTATGTCACCCGGCTCATCGGTGGTGTCTGGCAGGTCTGGCGCTACACGAGCGCGGACCTCGCGACGTGGGACGCCGGCGCTGCGATCACGAACACGGCTGACGACAACCTCTACCCGGTGGCCGTCAAGGATCACCCGTCAGCGGGCCTGCTCGTCGTCTGGAACAACGGCGAGTACGTGAGCGCGACCGACTACACGCAGCGCCTCATGGGGCTCCGCGCCTGATCCCCCGCCCTCTCACGGCGTACCCTTGCACCTTCATCTGCGGGACCCCGACCCGCCGCTATCCATTCCGAGCGCGCGCGTGGGGAGAAGTTGTGCCCGTCATCGCTCCGTCGGATCTGGTCCTGTTCCGGCTTCGGGTTCGGACGCTCGTTCGTCCATTGATCCAGGCAGCCGTCGCCGCCTTGCCGCCAGAGCGGCTCGGACCTCTTCTAGCACGACTTGATCGGCTTGCGCTCGAAGCAGGACCACAAGCTCTCGCAGCTCTGGCAGGAGATCCCGAAGAGCGTCGATC